CACCAGTGAACTGAAGTTGCTCGATGAGGTACTCATGGGGGTTCTGGGTCATCTTTCTACGCTCGTCAGTGTCAAGGAAGACATAGTCGATGTAAAGAGAAGCGGCAACAAGGGACTGTTGGTAAGCAGCAGAAACGGATTGAGGACCGGAACCAGGAGCGCACTCAAGAGTCTTGACGGCCCATAGGCACTCACCAATAGGACGGAAGTCAATGTTGATCTTGACCTCGTGGTATTGAAGGGCGATCAAAGGAAGAGCAAGTCCGGGGTTACGGCAAAACCAGAAAAGAAGGGGAACGTAAAGGGTGGTCTCAGGAAGGGCCTTGCGAGGGGCACAAACCTGGGTAGGTCCACCGGCAGCGGCACAAGGTCCACTGATATCAGCGAAGGTAGGATCGGTGATGTAGGTAAGTTGGGTGGTGTTACCAACCATCTGGAAGTAACCGCGAATTTGATCGGCAGGCATGGTAAGTTGGTTCCAGATGTGCATCCAGTCACCGTATTGACGGTCAATGCGTTGACCTCCAATCTCGACCTCAACCTGAGCGATGAGCTGCTCTCCGGGGAAATCTAACCAGCGGGCATAGACATCGCCAGTGGTACCCTTCATGGACTGGTTGATCTCAGGAAGAGTGACTTGGAGATAAGTGCGGTAGCACAAATCACCATTGCGACTGATGGTACATGTCACACGGCGACCGAAATCGGCTTGACCTGAGAAGGTCTGCTCGATGGACTCCATAGCAAAGTTGGTGTGGCGTCTGTAAGACACCTTCCAGAAAGTAATCTCGGGTGTTCCGGTAAGGAAAACGTCTTGTGCGCCATAGGCGACGAGTTGCATGAGTGCTCCAGCCATTTTATATGTTACTCTTAGAAAATAATTTCAGAGAATTGCATTTTATATCCACTTTTTACGGGTTAATTTACGCAAACCGTTTATACAGCACGTTGTATGCATAAATTAACGGGTTTATACACAAAAACACTGCATATTTACAGAAATAATCGCACAAAGCCATTAGGACAGAAAAAAACAAAATGCCTAAATGTTAGGGCAATGATTTTTTCGGGGATTTTGAAAATGACATTCGAACTTTGACTAAATAAATACCGGCATCTTCTCTACTCTTTATTTTGGGAAACGACTTGATTTCTTTAGGCGTTTCCGTTTTTGTTAATCAAAATATTGGGGTCCTTAGCATTATGCTAGTGATACCAATATTTTGATTCTATCATTTTCAGAAAAAACGTATTTGAAACGTCGATTTGACTCGAAACCACTTAAAGTTGTCTTATTTATCTCTATAAAGACGACTCGGATCCATATGAAAATCATTTTCTTTGCATCTTATCCCGATTTAGGTATCGGTTATTCTCGAATCGCAAACATTTTATCCAACTTTCTTGCCGAACTGGGTCACGATATTTATTACATTGGCATTTCCAATTTTAACAATATCGAAAACTGTTCTCGCAATATTCACCCCAATATTACCTTAATCGATGCGGCAAAAGAAGAAATCGATAACGAACTTTATGGCGTCAATGTCATATGTAAATATATTCAACATGTAAAACCTGATATGGTATTGATTTATAACGATATTATTGTTATCAGTCGTATATTTAATAATTTCATGAAACTAAATATTCAAAAAAATTTTAAATTAATCGTGTATTTAGATTTGGTTTATCGTTATGAAAAAATAGATTTAATAGAGCATGTTGACCGATTTTCTGATAAAATAATCGTTTTTAGCGAATGTTGGAAACAGAATTTAATGGAGATGGGTGTGTCCGAAAATAAAATCGATTTTTTATACCACGGAATAGACAAAACCATTTTTTTCCCCGTCGAAAAACATATTGCGCGCGAAAAATTAAATTTGGGAAGGGATGATTTTATTGTCTTGAATTCAAATCGAAATAATTATCGAAAATGTATTGATAAAACTATCGACGCATTTGTCCTTTTTTTAAAAAGGAAACAGATGAATCCGAAAATCAAAATGTTTTTGAATATGAATCTCCATGAAGGCCCAACCCAACCCGGATACAATATCCAAAATTTAATCAAAATTTCATGCATTAAACATCAACTACCCTATGATACTGTGGTGAATCATCATTTTTATCGTTACCCAAAAGACGCATCCATGACAGATGAATTACTAAATTATTTATATAATGCCTGCGATATTGGTATGAATACATGCATGGGAGAAGGATTTGGGTTATGCAATCTAGAGCACGGCTCTCTCGGAAAACCCCAAATTATTAGTAATGTTGGGGGATTAAGTGATATTTTCAATCCGGATTTTTCTATGCCAATACAACCTATTTCCGAAATTTATGTCCCAAATAGCCTCGATTATCATGGGGGATATTTGGAGATTTGTTCTACACTTGATTTTACAAATGCATTGATACAATATTACGATAATCCATCATTAAGAGAAAATCATGGAATACTTAGTCGCAAAATATTAAATGAAAAATATGACTGGTCTTCAATTTTACAATCATTTGCCGCTAAACTTTGAGATTTTTGGGGCCCGGACCTCCGGTTCGGTAAGGATTGTCTGGATTATGTCTTATCTTTGTCGATGAACGTTTTATTGGTGAAGGTGTTTTGTAATTAGGTGATCCATCAAGCGGGGATAAGTTATTACTATTATGCGAGTTAGAATTAGAAATGGGCTTTCCTAAAATGGCTATATCAGCATCCGTCCATTGATACGGTTGATTAGATAGTGAAACTGTCTTCGCATTTTTAGATGGTGAAACTGTCTTCACACTATCCATCGCATCCATACATCTTTGACATGACGGAAACTTAGTCACCATTGGAAACGTTCTCTTCATTGAATCACTCAGGGACGGAGTCCCTTTCATAGAAGATTCTCCACCACGTCTTTTTCGTGAAGATCTTGTTTTTTTGCGAGTAACTCCATTGCGTTTTTTGCGAGTAACTCCATTGCGTTTTTTGCGAGTATTAGTCTTTTTCCTAAATAGACCCATGTATATATTTACAACCGATATTCATTCCTTTTTAAGAATATCCATATCCAAATTCGAATGAATAAATGTTTCTAAATAATTTTCTTGGAAGACTTCCCTTTTCCCCTCATGCTTTTTGGAAAATATGTATTCGCTATCGCGCTTTTTCACCGTCCAACCTTTTTCCAAGGCATTTGCTAAAAAGGCCATCACCTGAATCTGTTTCGGATTTAATGATGATGGAACTTCCGAAGTGAGTGTTTCTTGAGCTGGCATTATTTATATACGATTTGAAATTATACAAATCGTATAAACTAAAAACCATCCTTCGATCATTCCCTTACCCCCCCTTCACATAAAGGAGGGTTTTAAAGGGAACCAATGGTTCCCTTTATCCCTTTATCCCTTTATCATCGTATACTTCTCCATAAAGGTCAATGCACTTCCTCCGAAAAAGGTGGGGTGTGTAAAGTCTCCGTAAAGCACATCACCCTCTCTTCTCAAATCCTTCTTTGCATTTGTATATTCATCATCGATAACATGCCACGCAGAATCAACTGTAAAATCGATTGAATTATCGGTTTTCGCAGTCGCATATCCATAACTAGTGGATACAATCTGTCCGTCTATGTATGACTCGGAAGTATTGAATAGATTGGTACCGTGACTTGGTTTATAAAAATATTTTCCTTTTCGGACCGCTTTATAATGAATCTCGTCGGTTTTTCGATCACGTGCCACCAATTCATTTGTGTATTGGATGTTTTTCTCATCTGCGTTTTCTGTAATCTCTAAAACGTTAGATGTGACTAAACCATTGGGATAAAGGGACGTTGGACTATATGTGGCTTCACCTACATATTTTCCCGGCTTGACCACTTTACGTAACAAGGATTCCTCCACATCTATCGCTGTGCGAGGCATATGAAGATAGAACCAACGCATTGCTACCAAGACTAGCACGACGACAAGTACCATAACGACACCCTGTCCGTATTTCATACGATTCGATTTCATGCTATACTTTGTATAGAGAGAAATATTGAGGGATACTCTAGGAGAGGGGGTGATGATTATTTCCCTTTCCGCTTTGTTTTCCTGTGTTTTTTCGATTTGGGCGCTTTGCGGAATTTCATCTTCTTCGTGTGCTTCCTTTTATTGCGCCTCTTTTTGGTCTTTTTGTTTCCACCACTGAACTCCCCACCAGTCCACCATTTAAACATAGTATTTAATGCAATCATCGCGTCTGGGTTATCAACTCTATAATATGAATCATCACGTTCTTGTTTCCAAAAATACTTAACGCTATCGATTATTGAATCAACCACAGACAGTTTGATATGGGTGATGGGGACATTAGTATGAGGATTTCCGTTAGAGTCGATAATCGAATAGGTGTCATGTGTTAATTTATCACTAATCGTACATCGTAGCCAAATACTAGCTGGATCAGCTGGATCATCTTGCGTTACAAACACCGGGGAACCAACATATATATTGGTTGTGGGCTCACCTATTGCGGTCGTAATTTTGATCTGGGAACTGTCAAAGAACTGACCGGGTGAATCGGTTACTGAAATATTGCCGTTTACGTATATTGTTTCGACCTGTGATATGTGCCAGTTGGTCCCGTCTAAGGTGACAAACACCGGGGTACCTGGTTGTATATGCAGTTTACTCAACTCGGTTGACAAGTAGATATGTGTACTTTGGAGTAAATCGAATATAGAGATACAATATGACACCTCTTTTCCGGATCGATTCAACTCCTTACGATAGACCACCTGACCGGTTTTCGGACACGAAACGATTGCACCTAACATTGTCTCAGATGCTTTTAAATCGTCTGAATCACCGACAACTGATTTTTCCATGCCTTCCGTTCCCGGATTAAATATACCAATCTCCCCAGCTCCTTTACGGTGACCGCTCGTTGTGGGTCTGGCGGCTAGTATACCATTCAACGAAATTAGATAGTCTTGCAATAATTTATACATTTCGGCAATATGATCTGTATCGGCAATATGTAGATTTTTCTTGGCAAACAGGTTCATTTCCCGCAATATAGTATCTGACGTTTCTTCATCCATACTTACAGAAAGTGGGTTACCCGCATCATCAAAATCATGATAGCCACCAAACTGATGTAATAATTGTTGATACAGCGCTGGGTCAGAAATACTTTGACTAACTATCTCATTATAGTTTAACGTTATCATATCGTGTGCATCTGCATCATTTCTCGTTCGATTAAATGCTTCCTTCAAATAAATACACTCTTCTAATCCTAATTCAACCGCATCTCCCGCTCCTCCATATTGTACTGGTTTCTTTTTAGAATGTACTGGTTTCTTTTTAGAATGTACTGGTTTCTTTTTAGATTGTACTGGT